ATCTGTGGGAGATTTATCTCAATGTAATCCACTTAAAGATATGATCTTGAATCCTACATCTAAAGATATCTATGCAGTAGAAACAAATCTTATTGATAAGAATGGTACAGAAGGTCTCTCAGGTTTGTTTATTCCTGAGCAATGGTCTATGCCTCCACATATAGATCAATATGGTAATTCACTTGTAGAAGATGCATTAGAAGCTTTAGATAGACAATTTGAAGAATGGAAAAAAGATCTATCTTCAGAAGACTATCAGTTAAGAATATCTCAGCATCCTAGAAATATTGAAGAAGCATTTGCACATAGATCAGTATCTATATTTCCACCACATCTTGTAGCAGCACAACAGAGAAGAATAACTGAGAAAGAATATGCATATGAATTCCTAGATATTTTCTATGATGAAAATGGAAAACCTGCAGTAAAGGAAACTAGTAAATTACCTATTATGCAGTTCCCTGTATCTAAGAAGTTAGAAGATAAAACAGGAACTCTTGTTGTATGGGAAAGACCAATTAAAGATCCTACATTTGGACAGTATTATGCATCTATTGACCCTGTATCAGAAGGAAAGACAACTACCTCAGAATCACTGTGTTCCATATATGTAATGAAAGCTCCAGTTGAAGTAACTAAACATTCAGGTACTGAATCAGAGACATATATAGAACAAGATAAGATAGTAGCTGCATGGTGTGGTAGATTTGATGATATCAATAAAACTCACCAAAGATTAGAACTAATAATAGAATGGTATAATGCCTGGGCACTTATAGAAAGTAACGTGTCTTTATTTATACAATATATGATATCTAAAAAGAAACAAAGATATCTTGTACCAAAAGGACAGATAATGTTCTTAAAAGATCTTGGTGCAAATACTAATGTTTATCAGGAGTATGGTTGGAGAAATACCGGCACATTATTTAAAGGACATTTATTAAGCTATGTTATTGAATACTGCAAAGAAGAATTAGATGTTGAAACAAAACCTGATGGCACAATTGTAAAAACTAAATATGGAATAGAAAGAATTCCAGACCCTATGTTAATCAAAGAGATGCAAGAATATGCAGATGGAGTTAACGTGGATAGACTTGTAGCATTTACAGCATTAGTTGCATTCATGAGAGTTCAACAATCAAATAGAGGATATGCAATGAGAACCATTATGGATGATGCTGCTAAAAACTTGCAAAAGTCAGAAAATTTGTTTAAATTAAATAGTAGTCCATTTAGGCATATTGGTGGACGCAGCAACTTAATTAATGGTCAGACTTTTAAAAAATCTGCATTTAAAAATATAAAATAACTATGCAAGTATATAATGCGTTACAGTTAAAAAATGGAGCAAAAGCTGAAAACAGTAGAATGGGTACTGTTACTCAGCCATTGCAATTTTTACCTAAAAAGGAAAAAGATGAAGCATGGGCTGCTTGGAATCTAGATTGGGTAGAATGGCAAGGATTAAAACAAATCCGTAGAAATGCCAGAAGATTAATGAAAAACTACAAACTTGCAAAAGGTATTATAGATAAGTCAGACTATATTGTAGAAGAGAATAATGAATATAGAGACATAGTAGATTTACTTACAAAAGAAGATGCTTCTGCACTAGAATTAAAATTCTATCCTATTATTCCAAATGTTATTAATGTTCTTGTAGCTGAATTTGCTAAAAGATCTACTAAACTTACTTACCGGGCAGTAGATGAGTTCTCATATAATGAGATGATGGAGCAAAAAAGAAAAATGGTAGAAGATGTTTTGTTAGAAGATGCTAAAATGAAAATTTCATCTGCACTAATGGATCAAGGATTAGATCCAGCATCTGAAGAATTTATGCAAGAAACATCTGATGAAAAATTAAAAACTCTCCCTGAAATAGAAATGTACTTCAAGAAAGATTACAGATCAATGATAGAAGAGTGGGCTTCTCATCAACATAAAGTAGATGTAGAAAGATTTAAAATGGATGAGTTAGAAGAAAGAGCTTTCCGTGATATGCTTATTACAGACAGAGAGTTCTGGCATTTTAGAATGATGGAGGATGACTATGAGGTAGAACTTTGGAATCCTGCAATTACTTTCTATCACAAATCTCCAGATGCTAGATATATATCACAAGCTAACTGGGTTGGCAAAACAGATATGATGACTCCATCTGATGTAATAGACAAGTATGGTTATTTAATGGATGAAGAGCAGCTAAAAGCTTTAGAAGCAATTTATCCTATTAGATCTGCAGGTTATACAATTGGTGGTTATCAAAATGATGGATCATTTTATGATGCTACAAAGTCACATGACTGGAATACTAATATGCCTTCTCTTGCATATAGACAATATACTACAGCAATGGCTAGTGCAGTTTCTAGTGGTGGTGATGTTATTGCACAGATACTTTCTGAAGGAGAAGATTATTATGACCAAGGTATTGCATACTTACTTAGGGTAACTACTATATATTGGAAATCACAAAGAAAAGTTGGTCATTTAATTTCTATAGATGATAATGGTGAAGTTAAGATGGATATAGTTAATGAAGACTATGAAATCAATATTAAGCCAATCTATGATACTAGACTAAACAAAAATAAAACTAAAGACAATCTAATCTATGGAGAACATATAGACTGGATTTGGATTAATGAGGTTTGGGGAGGTATTAAAATTGGACCAAATATTCCATCTTTCTGGGGTATGAATAATCCAGGTGGGTTTACTCCTATGTATATTGGAATAAATAAAAGTAAACTTGGACCAATTCCTTTCCAGTTTAAAGGAGATAGTACATTGTACGGATGTAAACTTCCTGTAGAAGGTTCTGTATTCTCTGATAGAAATACTAGATCTACAGCTTTACTTGATCTAATGAAGCCATATCAGATTGGATACAATATTGTAAATAATCAGATTGCAGATATTCTTGTAGATGAGCTTGGTACTATCATCATGCTAGATCAGAATACTTTACCTAAACATTCACTTGGTGAAGACTGGGGTAAGGGTAATTATGCTAAGGCTTACGTAGCAATGAAAAACTTTCAGATGTTACCTTTAGATACATCTATTACTAATACTGAAAATGCATTAAACTTTCAACACTTTCAAAAACTAGATCTATCTCAGACAGAAAGATTAATGTCTAGAGTAAGTTTAGCTAATCACTTTAAACAACAAGCATATGAAGTAATTGGTGTTAATCCACAAAGAATGGGACAACAGTTATCTCAAATGACTGCTACAGGTGTAGAACAAGCTGCTGCAGCGTCTTATGCACAGACAGAGGTATTCTTTATCCAACACTGTGATTATCTAATGCCTAGGGTACACCAAATGCGTACAGACTTAGCACAATACTATCATTCTACAAAACCATCTTCAAGATTAACTTATATTACCACGGCAGATGAGAAAGTTAATTTTGAGATAAATGGTACAGATCTTTTAATGAGAGATCTAAATATATTCTGTAGTACTACTGCAAATCATAGAGCTGTATTAGAGCAACTTAAACAAATGGCTATGCAGAATAATACCACAGGCGCATCCATTTTTGATTTAGGTAAGATTGTTCAGTCAGATTCAATTGCACAACTTAATACTGTTCTTAAGTCTTCTGAACAAAAACAACAAGAAGTTAAACAGCAAGAAATGCAACAAGCTCAACAAATGCAAGAACAACAAATTAAATCTCAACAAGAAATAGAGAAAATGAAAATTGATTCTGTTGCTGCTGAGAAAGAAAAAGATAGACAAAGAGATATCTTGGTTGCAGAAATTAGAGCAGCAGGTTATGGAGCTATGGGAGATGTTGATCAAAATCAAATGTCAGACTATAGAGATGCAATGAAAGACATTAAAGCAACACAACAGTATCAAGCACAAACAGATCTTCAAAAAACAAAAGAAGATAATAGAGTAAATTCTGATAGAGATAAGATAGCTTTAGAAAGAGAGAAGATAAATATGCAAAGAGAAATAGCTGATAAACAATTGCAAATAGCTCAAGTGAATAAAAATAAATATGACAAAGGCGGTTCTACAAAATCAAAAGATCAGTCTTAGCTATATAGTGCAAAAAATTAATTTTAAAGTGATAAATTTTTCAAGTTTATTGCTTATATTAAATTGTAAACAAAACCAACACATATGGATGAATTAGAAAAGATGCTTGAAAAAGATCAAGTACAAGATTCTACAAAGGTAGAACAGATAGATGTAAACATTGATGAGATGTTTGGAATGCCAGGAGCAGAAAGTGTAATGCTTCCAGCAGATGAAGAAAAACCCAAGTCTATGTTTTCAAAAGAAAGTGTAGACACAACGTTCCTTGACAAGACTACTTCTAAAGAAGAAGTAGCAAAGAAAGAAGAAGTAGAAGAAACTATTGCTGAATTAGATAGTTTAATTTCTCAAGAAGAAGATACTGGTAATAAAGGAAGACCAAAAGTT